TTTTTACGAGCTTTGAAAAATGCCTGCTTTGTCACAGAATCTGTACCCGCATCCAGAACATTTGCAAAGAAATCATCAAGCTCGATCTGCATCGTTCTTGTGAGAAAATTCAGCAGCAAAACGCTCATAACAGGAAAGGACAATTTTCTGTTTCTTGTAAATGCGGTCTGCCTTGTAATATTCCTCTCACGGTAGTCATCAGAATTGATAAGATCCGATGCCCTACGGGTGATCTGATAAAAGAACTGGTTCATGTTTCCGACCTCCGAAATAGCAAAATCTACTATTTCGATTTTGTCGGCGTTTTCATTTTGTCAATTCGCTTTTTGCACAAACTTTTAGCTCACTTTTGTACATCATTTTCTTTGAATTCTTGTTTGATTTTTTATGCGGGGTAAATGCCAATATCGCTTAAGTTGTTGGCATTGTGCAGGACTCTCACCCTCGGCGAAATGATGGTAGGCGAAAGGCAGTCCCATCTCCTCCATCATCTCTGCGATTTGTTCATAAGTCATGACAACCCCTCCTCTATAAGTTTCTCAAAAAGCTGTACACCTTTTTCTTCCGCAGGGGCAATATGCGGTTTGCCGGATACTCGCCCACCGCCACGCTTGGCATGGCCTTTTTCAATGAGATGTGCCAGCTGATACCTGTTTTTAGAATGAACAGTCATTTCAAGAGAATGGCTGTTTTCCTTTGTCTTTTTGGCAGTCCAGCTTTTTGAATACGCACCTGTTCTCTTTGGAGCATTGGCGGAGATTTCGTTTTTCACTTGTGTGGCGGATTTCCGGACAGCCTTTTTCATTGACGTATCTGCAAGGTCAGCATAATCTGTCAGACCTTTCATAATCTCATCAGCCATCGCATCAACTGTAGTCATCGGAAGAACCTGCCTTTCGTATCTCACTCTCGATTTTCATGTAGTTGTTGTGGTCGTATAAGGGGGTAATTCCGATGACATTGTAGATGTTGTTTCTGAAGAGAATACGAAAATTGGTGCTGTTGATGTTCAGCGATGTAGGACTTTGACGAACCAGAAATTCAAGCTTCTGTACTTCTTTAGTTATCCCTGCATCCGTGGTTTCACTTGCTGTTTTTACTGTTACCTTTGCCCATAGGGAGAATGTTTCCTCCAATTTTGTGATGTGGTTTCCGATTTCATCAATAACAGTCCTATGCTCCAGAATGGTAATTCTCTGATTCAAAGTTCCGATTTCCATTACATCACGCCCTCTCGCTGTGCAAACAGAATTGAACGAAGATTTAAGGTCAGTTTCTGATAATCCGGAGAACTTCTGTTTTCATAAAGATACCCAAGTGCGAAAAGCATCGCAATCCGCACAGTATCTTCATTTTCAGCAAGTGCGGATTCGTCCATTCTGCCAACGTCCATTACCAGATTTTTTGCTGTAGAAAGTAGATTTTGAATCAGACTATCGTCCTCTTCATAATCCACTCGCAGATAATTTTTCGTCTCTTTCAGCATAATCATAACATCACGTTTTCTTGATGGTAAGTGTCTTGATCGCTTCCGGAAGAATCAACTTGCCGTCCAGTCGCTGACTTGCAAGGAAACCAACCTGACCTGTCATAGCAAAGAGTTCATTCAGTCTCTTGAAAGAGCGTCCCTGTCTGTCAGCCACCCAGTAATAACTAAAGTCGCCGAATGCCATGCACTTGTTGCCAGCCTTGATTTCCGGCACATAACTCGATGTCTTGTAAGGACGATTGAGAATGGTGTCCGGCACACCAGCCTGCACAGACGGATTCCAGATATAGTTGCCTGTGTTATCTTTCAGTTTTCTGAGAGCCTTGACAGTGGAATCATTGAGCACCCACACCGCCTTCTTGCGGTACGGGCTTCTCAGAGAATAGAAGAGTTCCATCACATCATCAAACGTGATGCTTGCACCTGTGGTGGAAGTGCCGTCTTCTGCACCGCCTGTTGCGTTGAAAATGCCGGTCGGTTTTCCCTTGCCGTCACCAACGAAAAACGCCTCTTCTTCCTTTGCACCGATTCTTCTTGCAAACTCCTTTGCAATATATGACGGCAGGTCAAATACGCTGTCATTGAGAAGTTCCTCAGAAATTTTGATCGCTGTTCCAAGCTTGTATGCGGAAAGCGATGCCTGCCCAAATGTATCATCAGAAAGAGAATACTGCTGTTCCTCGTCCATCCAGACAGCCTCGCCCTTGGAAGTCACAATCGGAATCTTGCGGTCGCCGTTGGAAGTTTTGATAACCGTTGCCATCTGACGGAAAATGCTCTCTTCCTCCAACGCCTCCACCAATTTTCTTTCAAACTCATCTGGAACAAGATAGCCACCCTCTGCGTCTGTACCAATCTGCAAGTCGTTGTGTACATCGATCCAGTTGCGGTTTCTGATACTGTTCCAGAATGCCGTTTTGTAAGTGTCGCTTGCTGTACCTGCCTTTTCCGTTACATTCGGAGTTGCAGGCTTGCCGAGAACAGGAGTGGAAGTTGCCTTGTTCATTTCTGCTTCGATTTCAGCCTGTCTTTCCAGACGCTGAATTTCCTTTCCAAGATCGACAATGGTCTGTTCCATTGCATCATAGGTCTTGGAATCTTCCTCGCTGAGAACGCCATTTGCGTTTCTCTTGCTGTCGAGAAAATCACGGCAGTGTCCCAAGCCTTCTTTCTTTTTTCTCTCAGTTCCTGAATTGTCATAGCCATAGTTAAAAATCCTCCTTAGTATTTCAGTAATGCCAGTCTTTTTTCAAGCTGGTCAATCGGTGTGCCTGTAATGGATTCTGCTGATGCAGATACTTTGGATAAGAATGCAGATAGATTCTTCGATTTGGAATAGGTCATTGCAGTCAGTGTATCTTCTTTTTCCTCTTCAGCCTGTTCTTCCTCTTTGTGAACAACAGGCATTTTCTTCTCTGCAAAGAGAATCCCGTCCACAAAACCCATTTCATGAGCCTTTTTTGCATTGAGCCATGTTTCATTGGACATCAGCTTCGCAATCTTATTTCTGCTGAGGTGAGATTTGGTTTCGTAGGCGTTAATAATGCTTTCTTTTACCTCATCAAGCAAGATGATAGCCTTTTCCATATCTGCCTTGTTTCCCATAGCACAAGTGCTGGGATCGTGGATCATCATTAGGGCAGTCGGTGCAATCAAAGTTTCATCGCCAGCCATTGCCACAACAGAAGCCGCTGATGCAGCAATACCGTCAATTTTCACAGTAACCTTGCCTTTGTGATTTTTCAACATGGAATAAATCTGACTCGCTGCAAACACATCGCCGCCCGGCGAGTTCAGCCAGACTGTCAAGTTTCCGCTGACTTTTGCGAGTTCATCACGAAACAGTGCAGGTGTCACTTCATCGCCCCACCAGGTATCTTCAGAGATAGGACCGTTAAACAAAAGCTCTGTTTCTGATGTATCTTCGTTTTGGATAAAGTTCCAGAATTTCTTCATTTGGTTTTCTTCTCCTTCTCTAAATTTTGATTTGCAAATGCTCCTGCATCTGCAAGTTTTGTAAAGCTGCCATTTACAAGATACAGATTTCCACCCTCTTCGTTTGAAAGCATATTCATATCTTCAAGTTCTCGGATGTCATTTGCTGACATCCAGCCGTTCTGACGTGCTGTGGCGTAGCCCTGCATTCTGGAAGCATAATCACCACGCAGCAGTCCATCCACATTGAATTTCACAAAATACTGCCCTTTTTCCGAATCAGAAAGAAGTGCTTTTTGTAAGGACTGCTCCCAGCGAACGATCCACGGATCAAGACTGTATTTCACGAAATCCAATGATAGATGTTCCACATTAGAAAATGTGGCATGGTCAAGGTCACCAATCATATGAAGCGGTACACGGTACATTCTTGCAATTTCCTCAATCTGAAACTTTCTGGTTTCCAGAAATTGAGCTTCGTTATTTGGAATTGCAATGGGAGTAAATTTCATACCCTCCTCTAAAACTGCGACCTTGTGGGCGTTTCTTCCGCCATAGGCTCTCTGCCACGCATCACGCACACGTTCCGGATTTTTGATCACTCCGGGGTGTTCTAACACGCCACTTGGTGAAGCACCATTTCCAAAAAACGATGCTCCATATTCTTCACAGGCAATAGAAATGCCGATTGCATTTTTCGCAAGTGCAATCGGCGAATATCCAACCAGACCATCAAATCCAAGTCCGGGAATATGCAGAACTTCATCGGTGTAAAAAATGATGTCGCCCTGTTCTTTCAGATTCGGATTTGCTTCATCGTAACGGCTGTAAATGTATATCAAACGGTTTTTCTCATCACGGTCAACCTTCATTTTATCCGGCATCAGCGGATACAGTCCTATAACATCGCCTCTGCCGTTTCGGATAATTTGTGCATAGGCATTTCCGTAGATCAGCAGATGGGACATTAAGGTTTCTCGGAAAACAAAGGATGTCATTTCCGGATTTGGCTGGTCGTGGAGTAAAAAATAAAGCGGATGCTGTGGCACTCGCTCTTTTCCTTTCTCGTTGTATTTGTATAGGTGCAGCGGTAGTTGTGCGATAGCCTCCGAAAGCACTCGCACACAGGCATAAACCGCAATATGCTGCAGGGCTGTTCTGTCGGTTACACGTTTACCGCTGTTGGCTCTTCCAAAGAAATATGTGTAGGACGGCGAACCATAGCTGTTGGTCGGCTTGTCTCTGGACTTGAATAGTCCTGTGAAAATTCCCATGAAATCACGCTCCTTTCTTGACTTTTCGTATATGCGTGTGGTATAATATGTGAAACTAAGTGTAGGGCATCTGCCTTACAAATCGGAATTTTTAGGAGTAAAGACATGACTACTATTGTGCAGTTGCGCCCCCTTGAACACAGTGATAGAGAGCAATTTGTTTTAGACAATCAGGAAGCCTTCAATTACGGTGCCCTGGAAGAATTTGGC